GCACATGTGGACTGATGAGATTAGCGGCTTGCAATGCAAGTGCCGGCCTGATTGGCTGCTTGATGACGGCAGCATGATCGTGGATCTCAAAACCACCGAGGATGCCAGTCCCAAGGCATTTCAGCAGTCGATCGCCAAGTGGCGTTACCACGTACAGGCTGCGTGGTATTTGGACGGCATTGAAAAAGCAACAGGCAAACGCCCTGAGCAATTCATTTTTTTTGCCGTTGAGAAAAAGCCACCATACGCATGTGCCGTTTACGTTGCCGATGCACAGATGATTGAGATCGGCGGTCAGACTGCTCGCGCAGATTTGGACAAACTCAACGTATGCAAAGCTGCCGACTATTGGCCCGGCTACAGCGACCAAGTGGAGGTTATCAACCTTCCACCTTGGATGCGACCCAAGGCTGATGGAACTTTGCCTACACCAACTGAGATCGAAACCTACTGATGGACAACACAGCAATTACCACGACCAACAATTCAGTCTTTTCAGGCATTCAAGCCTTTGAGGACGCCCAGCGGATTGCTAAGGCATTGGCCAGCTCAACGCTGATTCCGCCACAGTTCCAAGGCCAGCAGGGTTTTGCCAACTGCTTGGTGGCGCTTGAGATTGCCAACCGGATGGGCATCTCGCCTTTCCTGTGTATGCAGCATTTGCACATCATCCACGGTCGCCCCAGTTGGAGCAGCGCCTTCATCATTGCCATGGTCAACGGCTGCGGCCGCTTCACACCGCTGCGGTTTGAGATCAGCGGCAGTGGTGACAGCCTTGCCTGCTACGCAGTTGCTACTGACATCAAGACAGATCAAGAGTTGAAGGGACCAACCATCACGATGGCAATGGCCAAAAAAGAAGGGTGGTCCACCAAGGCTGGATCAAAATGGCTGACCATGCCGGAGCTGATGATCCGGTACAGGAGTGCAGCATTCTGGGGCCGTCTCTTTGCTGGTGACTTGCTGGTTGGACTCCAGACCCAGGACGAGGTGATCGACGTGCAAACCGTCAAGGTTTCTGCCAATGTTGATGAACTCAACGCAAAGGTGCAGGCCGCACCTGCTATTGAAACTGAACCTGATGATCTCTTCTGAATTTCTGACTGATCTGCAATTGGCTGAGCGGTGGCACCTCCACCGCCAGACGTTGATCCGATGGCGATCTCTTAATAAGGGACCGGCTTATTCAAAGTTCAACGGTCGCGTGCTCTATCCCCTGGCCGAGGTAGAGCTTTATGAAAAGGCCAACACCATTATCCCTGACAACCAATGACTTTCAAAGCAAACGGCGCACTGTTCAAGAATACACCTGAGAAGCTGCAAGAGCGCTTCAAGGATCGCTACGATCCCAGCCGCAACTACCCGGCATTTGATGGCGTGTTCAGCATCAAGGAAGATGACCGCATGGCGTTTGCCAGCTACATCATGAACGCCAATCCTAATGATCGCGGTGAGATCCCGATCAAGATCAGCGGCTGGACCAAGCAAGCTGCTAGCGGCCAAAACTATCTGAGCCTTGCCTTCGAGCCTGACTACAAGACCATGAAGGCCATTGAGGAAAAGATGGCGGCTGCCGGTGCGGCTGACAGTTTGGCCAAGGCCACTGGTGGTGCTGTGGTCGAGGTGAGCGAGGCTGATCTGTTCTAAGGCTTCATTAGCAGCAGTTCTAGGCGGGCGATCTCATTGGTTGCCTGCTGGAGCAATGCTTGCTGAAGATTCCAGGAACGGTAAAGCGTTGCCGCAAGTAGTCCGACGTTTTGGGTGATCTCAAGACGCCGGGCCATTACCTCGATTTTAAGTTGGTCTTCGGTCGCCACCTTGGGGATCATCCACTGTCCGAAATCTTCCACTTTTAAGGAGCAGATGCTCCCATGATGCCTAATGAATTGTCCAAATTGCGGTAGCAAAAACAACCGCACACCAGTGACCAATGGGCACCTGCCTGATGAGGTAGTGCGCAAGCGGGTCTGTGCGTCCTGTGGCGGGTATTGGTTCACGGTTGAGGTGCGTGTGCCCGACTATGCCATTGGCTGGTCTGATCGCCACCAGCACAAGCCGGTGCTGCGCACTCCGCTCACCCTGGAGCCAAGCTTTGTCGAGGCTGCTGACGTGATGGAGAACCTGGCCAAGGCCAATGCTGCGATCCAGAGAAAAGCAGCGCTCAAGTACGGTGAAGATTTATGACACGCCATTGACCCACGCCGCCTGCGGTGTATAGTACGAGGACAGGGGCCAAACTCCTGCATCCAATCAAATCCAATCCAATGATCAGCAATCCCATCGTCAACCGCCTTGCCGTTATCGCCTTGATGTTTGCGGTTTACGCCGCTGGTGTCAGCGGTGGACGTGAGCAGACCGTCTTGACCGCTCAAGGTGAACCTGTCTGCCAGCAGGTACTCAAGCCATGAACCTACCAAACAACTCAATGTCTAACATCCAAGGTGCGCTGCTTCTCTGGCGCGAAGATAATCAAGGCCGATACGGTGAAGGCATCAGCCGCCCCATACCTAAAGCAAAGACTAAGCTGTACAACTTAATCGTGTACAAGTCAGGCGCGATGCCAATGACCATGACAATGCGTGCCGAGAGCAAAGCGGCTGCCATCACCTACGCTCAAAACCGTTGGCCTGATGCTGTGATTGAATCCAAATGATTGACCCACTCAAGCGTCTGCAAGCACTGGTCGGCGACTCCGGTCTGTTCAAGGCTGGCCGTGACCATGAACGGGAACACGTCAAGGCATTGCTCCGTGTCCGCATGGATCAGTTGCACCACAATTCAGTAGCGTGGCAGGAGTGCCGCAACCTTTACAACATCATCAAATGAATCAAGCAGAACTGGACAACCGTCGCCATCAAATGATGGATGCGCTGTATGAGCGCAGCGGCCGCACCTGCAACACCTACACCGGGTTGTGGGATGAGTTTGCCCATGACCTGGCCAACAACACGCGGGACGTGGTGTACGAGGAGTTGTTTGCTGCGGTCTGCCTTGCTATGGGTGACACGCAATCGGTGCTGATTGAGAAGCACGCGCAGCAGGCCATCCAAGTTGTTCGCCGTTACGTCTTGGGCAAATGGGGGTAGGAGCAACATCAAAACGCAATCGAAACCTTACGGTCAACATTCGCGTCACAGAAGAGGAGGTTGCTGCTGCCAGAGATTTTGGCAACGGCAACGCCTCTCATGGTTACCGGATGGCCTTGCGCATTGCCACTGGCCGCAAATCAAAACCGATTCCATTGAGTACACTGCTGCGAGCAGCTGCTGAAATGGCAGCTGATCTTGAAGCCTCACCTAAACGCGGAGCACCTAGGCAATCAACATGAATGAACCGTTTTTTAAGTCTTATCTTCTTGGTCGTAATTTCCTGCTTGAAGATATCAAAAACCTTACCAATCCAGAGTTAGACACTTTGGACATTGAAACTATGGCTGCCCTTGAGGAGGCGCGGTATCAGTACGCACGGGTTGATGACAAGACCACAGTAGAAGCCGGCCCAGTGTTTGCCCGCATGAAGATTGCGGGCTACTTCCAGGCTGCTATCAAACGTGAGTTGAATGCAAATGACTGATCTGGTCAATCATCCGCCGCATTACATGGCTGGCGCAATGGAAGCCATCGACGTAATTGAGGACGTGGTAGTACGTGCCCCCGATGCGGTGGTGGGCGGCTTGCAATGGCAAACTCTAAAATACTTGCTGCGGCTATGGGACAAGGGCAATGCCTTTCAAGACGCAAAAAAAGCGCGTTGGTATCTCGATCGTCTTATCACCAAGCTAGAACCATGAACGTACCTTTCCTTGGTTGGCTTGAAAATTGTGCCGTGCGGTTTTTAATCTCCAGCCCACGGGTTGGTTTCATTGCAATCAAGCATCACAGCTTCACTCAAATGTATGTTGCTCAAGATTCAACTGATCCGCAAATTGCCAGTATCGACTATGAGTCAGAGCCACTGTCGATGCAACTGGAACGGCTTTACCATGAGCCTGCTTACGGTGAACTCGAATGATTGTTCTTTATAGCGGCAGGGTGATTGTTGAACGATTGCGGTTGTCCGAAAACTGGCGCGCCAAGATTCGCCTACCAGGCCGCGCTGAAACAATCCTTGACCTATGCACACCAGATGTGCGGGAGGCATACATCCGTGCCCAGTACCACTATCTGGCTCTACGCAAAAACCAACCAATTGAAGAAATTGAATCCGAGTTTCATGGCAAAGCTAAATGCTGGTCTTGCATCCATTGGTTGCCACGCGGTAATGAATGCAGCCTTGGATTCCCTGAGGCACGGCAGAATGGGGGACGCTTTGCCGCACGTTGCGGGTTGTACGACGATGGAAAGAAAGGTGCTGGATCGAATGGACAGGGGTGATGGCCGCTGGATTGAACTGTTGGACCACAGCTTTGGCGAAGAGCCTGTGTACCGCGCCTGCGGGCGGAATGGCGCTCTCTGCCGGTACACCAACGACCTATGGCAGGCTGAGATTTACGTGCAGTATTACTGAGCAGCACCAAGCCAGGAGTCGATGGCCTCTTCGCGGGTCAGGTTGTAGAACGCTTGGCTGCGGAACCAGTCGCGCCAGTCACGGTGGCCCTTGCTGCCGTTGCAGGTGATGCAAGCGCCGCATAGGTTCTCTGGTACGGTTAACCCACCCATCACCTTTGGGATGATGTGGTCAAGGGTGGCGCTGCGGGGGCCAAGCTGCTCGTTGCAGTAGGCGCAACAGTAATCACTTCGTAACAACACGGCATCACGCCACCGCCGCTTCGCCTCCTTCCTCGGGATCAATGTCGTCCCGTCGATTTGATGATCCACTGTTGGCATCTGGCAGGGGAAACATTTCGATCTCAAGCGACAGCAGATCATCTTCGTTCTCAATGAACTCAGTGATCCGTGCGTACATGTCTGCTGGCAGCTCTTCGGGGTCAGTCTCCGAACGAACCACCACCAGGGCAGTGATTTCGAACAGGTATGGCTGCACGGAGCAGTTGCCGCTGCTCCCACGTTAGCCAAGACCCATGATCATGAAGAAATGCAACAACCTATCGACACGCGCTGTCTGTGGTGTATTGTGTTCTTACGGGAGGCGACTCCCGCCATCAAATCAAATCCAATGAACATCACAACCTCTTCCACCAAGGCCGAGATCATCGACGCATCCTGCGAGCTGATCGACACCCAAGCCGAGCAGATCAACGATCTGAAAGAGCGCCAACTGATCCTCTGGACCATCGTTGGCATCCTGTCCGTGCTGCTTGCATTCGGCGCCTAACAACCACGGGCACTTCGGTGCCCTTTCTTATTACCTACATGAACTACGCACTTCAAATCGACGACATCCAAGTGGGTCCATTCACGACCCACATTGCCGCTACGGTCTTTGCCGAGCAAAACGGCTTTGATGACTACACCATGGTTAAGTTGTATGACCCAGCAGAAGCGCCGGGTCTGATCCACCGGCTGCGTCAACCTTTGCCAGCGTAATTCCAGTGTGCTTTGCCGCTTGGGTAACGACCGCGCTCTACGGCTTGTCTGACGTTTTCAGCGTGGTCACCCCATTGCAAATTGCCGACACGGTTGTTGGTGGCATCATCATCTAAATGAAGAACAAAGGGAGCGCCGTGGTGGTTGGGGATAAATGCCTCGGCTACCAAGCGAGCAACGTTGCGTGTGTATTCTTTGTTTTCCTTCCAAAGAGCCACCATCATTCGCACGTAACCTTTTCCACCACCAGCTGGCCTGTTGGACTTTTGAAAAAGTATGCGGGCTTTAAAGGTGCGTTCCTTAAGCCTTGGATGGTTTGTCAGCTGAAGTGTCCGTTCCAAAGAGCGGACTTGTCCAAGACTAGAAACCTCGTAGTAGCCTTCAAAGCCAACAACGGGCAGCCAACACTCGGTCGCGTAAGATTGTGTCATCACTGGTAAGGCAGTGGTCGGGAGCTGAACGTTGCAAGCGTTGCAGCTCCACAATCTTACACTCAACCTTTACTTGCTGTCACACCCAAATCACAATTATATCTTCCAGTTTTGTCATATCCTCTTTCAGGTGTACCGCTGATAAGCATGAAAAGCATTTGCCCAATCCGCATTCCTGGCCAAATGGGCAGTGCGTTCAACCGCCTGCTGTTTTTGAGCTCCATAGTCAACCGCGATCCAAACCATGATGGATCACAAAAACCAGCTTCGGCGTGGTCCCAGCCATCGCGGGCACGTGAACTTTTAAGACAAAACACACCGGCCACGTAATCGGGTAGGTGGAAGATTTCCCTAGTTTCAGCCAGGAAAAACTCACCCGGCTTGATCCAATACGGCTGTTCTTCGCTGTACTCATGGATGCCGGTGATCTCCAGTTCGCGGGTACCGGCCACCTCGATCATGATCCGATCACCAAGCGTTACATCCAGTGATGCCGGGTTGAGGTGTGCCTCTACGTAAGGCGTGACCATTTGCCGCATCTGGCAGAGGCGGCGGATCTCATGATCAGGAATCAGCACAGATAAAAATTAAGCGCACCGCAGCCTAAGCGATGATGCACCATCCTGAGCTGGGACCATCGACCATCCAACGCGGCTCGAAGGTCTTGTAGTCGTAGTGTTGCTTGGCGCCAAAGGTGCTGTTGTACTCGCCAGTTGCAACGTTCATGGCGCCCCATGGATCGTGCACGATGTAGCCGGTAGCGTCGTACCCGATGATGCACAGCCAGTGTCCGCCGCCTGATGGTGCGTTGGCCGTGCCATGGTGCAGAAAACCAACAGGCACCGGCTTACCTGCATCAATCTGCTGCTGCACTAAGGCGCGATTGCCGTTGGTCTTGAACCGTGCATCAAGGCCGTAGTGGTGCAGCGCCTTGATCTGGACCGTCGAGTTGGTCGTGTCGCCGATGGTGAATACCGTTTTGATGTACTCGTCATCCGAATGGATCACACCCGGCT